GCAAGGAGAGATTACAGAATCAATAATTAAAACTACTGAGGCTCAAAAATTATTAAATGCTGGATCTGAATTACTTGGAGATGTTTTAGCTAGCTCTTTAAACTCTGCTCTTGATAGTCAGGAAAACTTTTTTCAAGTATTTGTTCAAAACATTAAAAAGGCTATTAGACAATTGTTAATTCAGTTAGCTATTATGACAATGATAGATGTTTTACTCGGTGGAAAAAATTTATCTAAAGCTCTAATTATGGGTAATGCTACTAAAGTAATGGGATTTGCGGATGGGGGTTTAGTAACTGGGCCAACTATGGGATTAGTGGGTGAAGGCTCAGGAACTACTTATTCAAATCCTGAGGTTATCGCTCCTTTAGATAAATTACAACAATATATTGGAGGATCAAACACTGTTCAGGTGGAAGGAGTAATTAAAGGAAATGATATATTTATTGCAAACGCTAAAACAAAATTTAACAGAAGAAGAACATCTTAAAATATGGCAAGAACTGCATACGCTTTACATGAATACGCTACATCTACAATAGAATCAATGAATGGTACTATTTACACTTTAACAATATGGACAACTATTGCGGGAAGTTCAGTTCCTGAGTATGTTTTAGGGCCTGAGGGAGCTGTAATAAGTTATGAAACAGAAGATCAAGATGATAAAAATTCTCCAATATTATCATCATCTTTAACAGTGCCAATTTTAGTAGAAGATTTAACTCAACAAATAGCAATTAATAATTTCAGATCATCTTTACCTGAAAAAAGTTGCTGGATAACTATTAGAAGGGGTACATCAGGATCATATATTTGGTGTGGGTATGTTATAGCTGAACTTGAAAATAGAGAAGATACCTCTTTTCCTTATGAAACAAAATTAACTGCAATTGATGGAATAGCAACTTTAAAAGAAGTACCTTTTTTAAGAGAAACAAACTCATCAACTGGAGCTACCCCAACTTTTCCTTATGTTAGGCAAGATACTTGGGATAATGCTGGCTATCAACGGTTGATTGGAAATTCAAATTCTTGGTTTGTTAGATTAATAGATAATGTAGGTCAATTGTTATCTACTGATGATACTGGAGGACAATTAGACAATTATACAATTCAAACAGCTTTTAATTGGTGGAATGAGGATATGAGTGGAAGCCCAGCGGCTGGTACTGATCCTTTAGCATTAATGCAAATTTGCATGAGAAACTTTTATTCCGAAGGGGAAAATGGCTCGTACAATGTAAGTAGTGTTTATGAGGTTTTGAGATCTATTTGTCTTAATTTTAATTTGAGATTTTTATATTGGAATCATACTTTTTATTTTATACAAATAGGAGAATATAAAGCGGATGAGCAAGGATCTGAGCCATATACTGCTCCAGTCAATATTCCTACAAGAGAATATTTTTATAATGGTGGAACAAAAGCTGATAATAATTATCTTGGAAATACAAACTATTCATTGTATAAAATGAAATATGAAAACGCAACTAATCCATCTAAAGGTTTGCAAAAACTATCAGGAGGATCATATCAAGCTTTACCTGCTATAAAGAAAACGATAGTATCATTTCAAGAAAAAATTGGGCCGAATCTATTTAACGGCTATCCATTATTTGTAACTCATAATACAATAAGTGGAATTAGTAATTCCTATAACGCTACAAATGCTTATTTTAGTTTATATCAGCGACCTCAACAGGGCCAGAATTATCAAACAATGATTATAAATGACGCAAAAGATTTAAGCGGCTTCTTATGTAGAATTTATTGCGATTTTACAAACACAACAGATAGTGATTTAGTAATGGAAGTTTTATGGACTATTCGCGCTAAGCCTCAAAGCTCAAGTTTTGGAGATGCTGATAATAAAGTTTTAAAAAGAGTACAATATACAAATTACGCTCAATTAGAATGGGTTACGCAAGCATCATTGGGATTATCTAATAATCAGGAATATATTTACGATCAAATAGTTGTTCCTTCAACTGCTGGATTGGGTGGCCCTACAACTGTTGAAATTTTTAATAGTTCTACAAGTCAGACTACAAATACTCAGCCTTTTGGGGGAGCTAACAGTGGTCTTATTCCTGTTCATGCAGATTTTTCAGGAGATTGGGAATTTGAATTATATAGCTTTACTCAATACAATACTCAAGCGGCAGCGGGAGAAAGGTTTACTACGCAAGGGATGGCGGCTAACTATTCTCATGGGAGAGTAGTTAGTATTGTAAATGGAACAGCTAACAATTCTGATGGTAGTACTTCATCATTATCAGACATTCCTACATCTTATGTTTTAGATTATGTAGATACAGCAGATATTAACTTAAATCCTCCTTTTACGAGTGAATTTAGGCCAGTAAGTACGCAAACAACGGATTATAATGTTGATGGAACAGAAACGCAAGTTACTCAGGACTCCAACGATACGTTTGTTTATGATTTAGGATTACTAAATTTTGGAGATACAACAGGAGCGACATCTTTTAGCTCTATTAAAGTCTATAATGGGTCTGCTTGGGTTTTCACTAATCGAGATGGAAAATGGGCAGTTGGTTCATATACTTGGAATGGATCAGCTTTTGTTTATGCAACTCCGACATATAACAAAAAATTAATTGTTTTATTAAGTGAAGTAGTTTTATATCAACAATCTAAAAGCATTTTAAGAATGTCTGGAACATCAGCTTTATCAGTTAATGATAGATATTATTCTGGATCTACAAAATTAAAATATAATAATCCAATTGCAAAAATTTTAGATACAAATGATGATGAATATATATTTTTAACTGGATCTTATAATCTTACTAAAGATGAATTTTCAGGAGAATATATCGCTCAATCTTACAATGTACCAACAACAGTATTAACAGGAGAAAGAAATATTGTCATTCGAGATAAAAGAGAGGATGGCAGTGGTTTCATACCTTAATAATTAAATAAAATGGCAGACGCTCCTTCAATAATTAATAATTTAGACACCCAAGGCAAAAAAAATCAACTTAGGCTTGGTAGATTAACGGCTGAATATGGGGATGGAGATACTATTACATCAATTGCATGCAGTCCTTTAACAACAGCTTTAAAAGAGGGAGATGTTATTATGATAAATGGGCAAAGCATGACTTTATCTGCTGGAGCTGCAGCATCTGCTACATCCATCTCAATTAATTCGGTAGCTTTATCTCAAACTATGATGAGAGGAAATTCAATCGAGATAGATCAGGAAAATTTATTTACTCAATATCAAAGAAAGACATCAGGGCAAATTGGGGGAATGCCAGTAACAACTGATAGTTTAGGCCCAATTACTTATTCAGGAGGTAAATATACCATAAAAGGAGCTCACACTCAATATATTAAAATATTGCCGAGGGATTTTATGATTAATGAAGATGGATCAGATGAGCCTTTATATTTTAAAGATGCAACTAATACAGGATTACAAGTTAATAATGCAGATCAAGAAATGATTGCAA